TCTCATAAATTATAACAAAAATTACATAGCAAGTCAACCGACAACAAACTACTGCGAGGATACCCCAGAAGAAGAGATAAGGGCAACGAGGGAAAATGGCTAGAAAGACTAAATATAATGATGATTTTCCTCTGCTTGCCGAAGACTATGCCAGAAAGGGGATGATAGACAAGGATATTGCCAGAAAGTTTGGGATATCGCAAGAGACTTTTTATCAATATGTGAAGAAATATCCTGAATTTTCTGATGCCTTAAAAAGAGGCAAAGCCCCTGTTGACGTGGAGGTCGAGAATGCTCTTCTTAAAAGAGCTCGAGGATATGAATATGAGGAGACTACGGTAGAGTATAGGCCTGGCAAGGAAGGCGAGGAAAAGGCGAGTCCTGTGTCGATAAGGAAGACAAAGAAACAGGTTTTGCCCGATACGACCGCCCAGATATTCTGGCTGAAGAACCGCCGGTCGAAAGACTGGAAAGACAAGCAGGACATAGAAGTCACCAATAAGCAAGAGGATGCGGTCATTGAAAGTCTCAAATTATTATTCAAGGAGGTTGGCGTTTTAAATGTCGACGAATTTGTCACTCAATTCAAGAAGCTCTCCGGAGGAAACGGAAAGGGAGAAACAAAACTTCTGGTCGCGGCCGGAAAGTAGTTTATTCCAGCGTTCCTGTATAGAGTTGCTTCGGGAGAAAGGGTTAAAGACAGAGGCGGATGTCTACGCGCTTCTGCAATGGCTGAAAGGCCCGATAGTTTCGACTAAGCGAATATGCAATAATCCTGAACACACCGCCCCGTTCAAGTTTGTGGCTGACATCCTCTTGGATAGGGTCAGAGACTATATAGTCTGGGCAAATAGATCTGGCTCTAAGTCTTACCTAGCTGGTTTAATAACGTGGGTGAGGAGCTCGTTCAATCCTAAAGTAGAAACAACGATTCTGGGAGGTTCTTTTGAGCAATCGGAGAAATCCTATAAGGCTATGATGGACTTCTGGAAATCCACAGGGTTGCAGGACGCATATTTGGCTGTTGAGCCAAGAAAGAGCGAGATGCTATGGAAGAACGGCAGTTTGGTTTCAGTCCTGACGGCCTCGACGAAATCGACAAGAGGCCCTCACAGCCAGAAATTGATATTGGATGAAATCGACGAGATGGACGATGAGGTTTACAAAGCAGCATTGTCTATACCTCAAAGCAAATTCGACATAAAGGCCTCTATCGGCAAGCTATCTACAAATCATAAAACTGGCGGAGTAATGGACAACGCATTAGAGAAGGCCACCAACGGCGGCGGCATAAAGATATATAAGTGGTGCGTTTTTGATGCGATCGAAAGTTGTAAAGACTATAGTTGCTCAACCTGCAAGCTGTCTCCGTATTGTCCTGGAAAGCAGATGAAAACTGCAAACGGCTATTATAAAATAGAAGACTTTATTCAGAAGCTGTATGAGCTGAGCGACATGACATTGCAAGTCGAATGGCTATCAAATAAAGTTGGCAGGGACGATCTTGTTTATGGGGCTCAGTATGATAAGATGATACACAGTCCCCTAGACTTGCCCGGCTTTAATCCTAGCAAGCCTGTTTATCTTTCGATAGACTGGGGAGGAACAAATCCCTTCTCGGTTGGCGTCTGGCAGAAATTCCCTATAGGCTGGGTTAGGGTAGACGAGGTTTATATTGGCAACACAACAAACAAGAGAGTTATGAAAGAATGTAAAGTTAGGCCTTGGTGGAAGAAGATCAAGGAGGGAGTGGCAGATCCGGCTCGTGCTGACTTGAGGCGTGAATGGGACGACATAGGTGTGTCTTTGTATCGAGGAGACACGGATGTTGACGAAGGGATAGAGGCAGTTAGAGACGCCCTGGCTCCCGTTCTTGGCAACCCGCTTTTCTATGTCAACAGAAAGTGCAAGGCTTGGATTAGAGAGGTTGGTAGCTATTCGGAAAAGAATGGAGTGCCCATTAAAGAAAACGATCACACGTGCGACGAAACGAAGTATTTTGTGCGAAGATATATAAAGAAAAAGAGAGAGCCCGGGGTTCGGAGGGTGGCATAACAATGAAAATACCGATAAATATAAATTACAGCAAAAGAAGGAGAGTTTTAAGCATTGGGCTTAAAGCAAGGGGTTGGTCTTCTCCAGACGTTGGGGATGAAAGCATCTGGGGAGGAAGCAATACATGGGGGGAAGGTGTCGAAGAACGATTAAGCGACCCGTCCTCGCAGTTGGAATACAATAAAAGCTGGGTCTATATATGTGTCCAGTACAATGCCAGGCAGATATCTAGGCAGAAGCTAAGGCTGTATGTTAAAAAACAGAAGGGTTCTCCCGGATACAAAGTTACGCCGACAAGAAAGGTTGAAAAAGAACAGCTCAAATTCCTGTATGAAAATCCGGGTCTTAGGCTTTGGTTGGGCAAGGATGTGGAAATAGAAGAGGTGCTTTTACATCCATTCTTAACGATGATGGAAAGCGTCAATCCTTTGCTGAATCAGGCTGATTTATGGATGCTTACAGAGAGCTTCATGGGCATAACAGGCAATAGTTACTGGTGGATCAGGAAGAACAAGCTGGGAGTGCCGTGGCAACTCTGGGTTATGGAAACTCAGTACATGAAGCCGGCGATAGGGAAGACTTTTGATGATTACATTCAAGGATTTGTTTATAGGGTTGGGACGAATGAAGTGCCTTTTGATGTTGAGGAAATAGTCCACCACAAGTACCCGAACCTGAGAAGCAGAGCGGTAGGGATGAGTCCGATAGAAGGGTTGGCGGATCCGGTGACGGTCAACGCCCAGATATACAAGTATGAACACGCGATATTCAAGAACCAGGCAAGGCCGGATGCAGTCCTTGAATCAGACGAGGACTTGACGACTACGCAGTATAATCGTGTTAAGAAGAATTGGCAAAAGACATACGGAGGGGTAGATAAAACAGGGCAGGTAGCTTTACTGGAAGGCGGACTGAAGTACAAACCGATATCTATAAGACCGAGGGACCTGAATCATCTTGAGGGGAGAAAGCTGACCCGGGAAGAGATCGCAGACGGTCTTGGCGTACCCATGCCTTTATTGTCACCCGACAAGTCTAACCTGGCAAACGCAACGGTAGCTTACAGGCAGTATATGAGAGATACCATTGACCCGAAACTAAAGCTTTACGAGCAGAAAATGAATGAACAGCTTTTGAAACTTTATGATGATGGCAGCATTTTTTGTGCTTTTGATAATTGTATACCCGAGGACAGGGACTTCCAGCTCAAGGAAATGGAGTCCAGGCTCAAGACGGCATACAGTTCTGTCAATCAGGAGAGAGCAAAGAGAGGGGAAGACGAGGTTGACTGGGGGGATGTTCCTATACTTCCAATGAACATGCTTCCATTTGGCAGTGCGCCGGCTATCCCCCCAAAGAAAGAAAGCAAAGGAATAAAGATAGCCGATAATTTCGAGGAGTTGGCTGACGGTGTTGCGAAGGCAATAATGAAGAAAATAAAATGAGAGACGTCAACCTGAAAGAGAAATTCTGCAATTGTGTTTCCGATAAGTTGCTGGAGTATATCGTTAAGGAAAAAATAATAGCCATGATTGCAAAAGCGATCTACGGTAAGGCAATAGAAAAAAGTAAAGAGATTTTAAAGAGAAATAGGCCACAGGAGTTTTTGAGACGCAATGAGAAGTTTATAGTGAAATACGAACGGAAGCTCAGAAAGAGATATAGCGAAATGGAAAAAGAGGTTCTTGGAAAAATTAAATATTTGTATGAAATTTACAATAAAAGCAGTAAAGATGGGTTCGACGTTAACCAATGGCTGTTTAACAGGCAGAAGTGGCGTGGAACATTGACGGCAGATGGCAAATTATTGACAGCTACTCCGCTTGAATCGGGAGGCCAATATGCCTTGGATGACCTTGGCCTTGAGATAGCATTTGACAAGATGGACCCGAGAGTGATTGAATGGATAGCGACAAACTCGAAAAACGCCGCCTGGTCAATAACAGACACACAGCATGAAAAGCTGAGAACAAGCCTAATGGAAGGGATAGCTGATGGCGAAAGCATCCCAAAGATCAGAGCCCGGGTGGCAGAGATATTCGCAGCATCGAGAGCCAGAGCTACGCTGATAGCGAGAACGGAAACCCTGAAGGCATCGAACAGAGGCGGTTGGATAGGTATGATGCAGAGTGGAGTGGTTGAGGGGAAGCAGTGGTTAAGTACGATGGACGCACGTTGCTGTCCGGAATGCGCAGAAATGGATGGAGCGACCATGCCTTTAGAAGAGCCATTTTTTAAGCTGGGCGAAGAGCATACTTTTGAAACAGGTAAAACCATGCCTTTTGATTATGAGGAAATCCAGCATTGTCCATTACACCCAGACTGCCGATGCACACTTTTGGCTATTTTAAAGGAAGTTTAATGCGGTTAATGAATAGAAACATGAAAATAATTTTAGGAGGGTTAAAATGGCAAAGGAAATATTGACACAAAGACTAAAGCTTTCTGAGATAAAAGTTTCTTGGAACGATTTAAGGGAAGAGGCGATAAAAGATATATTGAAAAGTCCCAAAGTGCCTTACCGCAGCGCCGGGGATATTCCTTTTATCCGGAAGTTTTATGTTCAGGACAAGAAGGTGACGAAGGGCTTGCCGGAAGGGCAGGTACGGCATTACATATCGACAATGGCTTTGGACAGAGACCATGAGATAATGATGCCGAAAGGAGCTAAGCTCAAGAACTACAAGAAGAATCCGATGGTTTTGTGGTCTCATAACCCTTCGGATCCTGATAATATTATAGGCAAAAACCTCGAAATTGAACATGATGAGAAAGGCTTGGTGGCTCTGACGCAGTTCATTCTGACGAGCCCAAAGGCGGCAAGCATTTATAACTTGTTCAAAGAAGATTGGCTGAGGATGTGGTCGGTTGGATTCATACCGCTGAAAGGTCATAAACCAGAAAAGGGGGACGGAAAGCTTTCAATTTCCATAGGTGAGCCCCCGAAGTCAGGTGAGGTGAGGTATGTCCATGACGTCTGGGAATTGTTGGAATACTCGGCCTGTGCTGTCCCATCGAATCCAGAAGCGGCGACTCTGGAAGTGGCTAAAGGTTACGACTTATCAGACGATCTGATTAAGGAGATGGGATTGAATCTTGAAAACATAAACAGGTTGAAGGCCAAGTTAGAAGGAGGGAAAGAGGATGGCAAAAAAATTATCGA